AAAACGAATTCGTCCTTCCAATCTGATTGACGAGCTTCGAGAAGTTTGCCCTGGTAAGATTCCTCACCTCGGGCCATACGTTCTGCATGCAATAATTGTGCATCAGACATAGCCACTTTTGTACGCTGCCTGTTAGAATAGATTTTAGCTCCAGCTTTTAAAGCCATTCCGGCTAAATTAAACCACATATTAGTGCAACGTCCTTTTTAAAGGTGGTAAGGGAGTAACTTTATGAGAACTATCTGAAATAATTTCCATCATTTCATCATACTCGTCTGTCGATAAAGCACTTTTATAAAATTTGAGCGCTTGAGCCAGGAAAATCCCTGCAACCGCCATCGGTTCATGGCGATTTGACCACTCCACATTCTTGCGAAATATTTCTTGATATAATTTTTTTAGATCCATTTTTAAATTTATGTTTAAATAATATATCTGCGTTTTTTCTTCTTCGTATACTAAAGTATTTATACATCTTTTTCAAGATTGCGATGGCTGGACGTCCTCGGACGCGCCAACGATACAACAATTTATGATGGGCTTGTTTAGGCTGTCTTGTCAAGAAATGACCACACCCAAAACAGTCAGGAAACGCTTGAATAACGTCTTTTTCTGCCATTTCTACCCCTAAAACTGGAATTTTATAGTTTTTTCGAGCTTGTTCAAGGAAGAAATAACCTTCACCATCAACAATTCCCGCTAAATAAGCTAAATTATTTTGTACCAATGAATTTTACTCCACGCCCTTTTTCAACAGCACCTACTCCACGAATGCCATCGGGTCTAAAGGGACATTTGCCATGGGGATTAGGTCCTTTTTTAGGAGGAGGGCCAAATCGTTTACCTCCTGCCAATCCTCCTTTTTTAAACTGCCAGCCTTGAGTATTTTTTTTGCGAGGATCTGGGGCTACTTGCCCAGAAGTTCCAAGTTTGTGTTTAGCTTGTTGAAAATCGAACCCCATATAATAAGGATTCACTGGATAAGGAGTTCTAGCTTTAACGGGTTGAGCCGCTTGAGTGCTTGTAGAAGCCATTTGCGGACCTGGGTCATCCCCACCGTGATCAACAGGAGGACGATGTTTGGGTGCTTTATGATAATAAGCTCCTGTTTTAGGATCTTGTCTTAATCCTTTATGTTCAGTTTTTAAACTGGTATCTTTTTGTCTGTTAATACCCCCTCTAATTACAGGACCAACAAACATAGCTGTAACAGGATGCACTCCAAGTAATTGTGCTAGTTGACTCGCACCAGCGTTTACTACGTGCTTTTTATAATCAATCCCGGCTTTTCCACCGCTTCCACTGTTTCCGTTTCCACCGTTTCCACTAAAAGGATTACCTTCACTAGTATTACCTTTGGGAGCTTGTCCAGCATCAAAAGCTGCTTTGCTTTCCGCTCCATACATTGAATCAAATTCTGGCATATTATTTCCTATTTCTAGCCTGTTGTCTAGCTATCGCTAAACGATCCTGCTCAATTTCTTCTTTATCCTTAGCTTGTTGTTGAGCCAAATCCAAACGACCCCGCTGAATTTCTTCAGCAAGATTCAATTTGTCTTCAGCAATATTTTGCTGAGCTTGGAATTTGTCTGTTTCAACATTCAAACGTTTATCTGTTTCTTTGTCTTTTCTTTGAATATCTTGAGCTTTAAGATCCAATTCTCTTTGTTTAAGCATCACTAATGGATCCATATTAACTTGTTGTAAAAACTGCATTTCTTGTTGAACGAGTTCATTAGTTAAAACAACCACTCTTTGAGCCACGGCTGAATCAAATTCAAGTGCCCACGCTTCGGGATTTGTTTCTTTCAATTCAACGAGTTGTGGATTTTGAGAAAATTGTTCCATCACTTCGTTCTTCGCTTTTAAACTCACGTGTTCCGAAATATGTCCTTGCAATAAAGCATAAACTTGTGGATTGGATTGAACCATTCGTGTTTTAATAAAGGTCATATGCGCTGCATTATGAGCATCATGATTCTGTTCTGAAAAAGCTTTAGGCATTACCATTTGTAAAGCTGCCGTATTTTCTTCCGCAGGATCAATAGGAACTGGCGGTTCAGGTTCCGGTTGCAATAAGGCATCAATGTTTCTTACTCCTAACGCTTCGTACATCCGTCTAAACGCCTCATGCATATTATGAATTTGTGGATTGGCCTGAGCCAGTTGTAGTTCTGTTTGTGCTAATGTCACTCTTTGCGACATTGAAAAAATATTAGGATCAGCTACCGGTATGACATCAACCCGTTCATCAAAATCTTGCATCTTAATCATTCGATTTCCACCCACCACATTGTAAGGGTATTCAGGAGGAAGGTATTCTGAAAAAATTCTTGCCATGATTTTAAATTCCTCTTTCATGGAATAATAGCAACGTTTATGGATCGCGCTGATCACTCTGGATCCCCGCTCTAAAAGAGCGACGGTTGTTCCCACCGCTGCTTGTTGATTGCCGTCTCCTACTTGAAGATCCGCAATCGCTGCAAAACGTCTTCCTGCATCTACGCAAAATCCCAGTAATTGAAAAAGGGTTTGACTCGGTTCCTTGAAAGGTAATAATTGAAATTGATCTCTAATGTTTCCGCCCGGAGCATCAACATCTCTGAATTCACCTGGTTGCAACGGTTCCGCATCGTCTCTAACTCTTAAACCTCTGGATTTAAATCCAGCGGGTAAATTGACTAACGTTCCTGCATCCAGAAGCTGTCTTAAAGCGCCTGTCGCTGCTTTTGATAAGCCTCCAATCATATGAATTAAACCAAAGCCATAAAAACCCAGACCCGGTAAAAATTTGTAATGAACAAAATAGGGAATTCGTTTCTTTAAGGGATCGTTTTGTTTGTAGTTTCGATAAATGGATAGAACCGTCATACTGTCTTCATCCAGAGTCACGATGTAAGGAATTTTAACCTTGTCCTCGCTTTCATAACCCGGAAGATCAATATTGACGTGCATCTCAATCAAGTTATAAAGATCTTGATATTTCTGTGGTGTAACGCCTTCTAGTTCTTGGTATTTCTTTCGTGCACGGTCTTCTTTAAAAAAGGGTTCAGGAAGTTCGACATCGCGATAAAATCCAGAAGCCTGTCTTTTTCTAATTTCGTTTTTGGTCATTCGAACGACATGAGAAATACGTTCCGAATCATAAAGATCGGATGCATTATAAGGCACCACTAAATCTTCTGCAGGTACAAAAGTAGATTTGCAACGCGCGTTCGTTTCATCATAATAAATTTTTTTAAAAGAAGATCCTGCTAAAGGAAGCTGAAATAACATTTGATCAAACTCAGGAGTATATTCTTCCATCTTATCCATGATTTGATAGTTCATAAAATCTCTAACCCGGTTCGCCTGTTTAATGGTATCCGCGGTTTCTTTACCTACGACCTGGCATCGTACCGGTCCATCAGACGGAAGAAGTTCTTTAAACGCTTGTGCTTGAAATTGGGTTGCAGCTTCCGCCATCAACGGATGGGTTACCCCCGAAGCTCCGATAAATGGTCGAGTAACATCCATGTATTTGAATCCTAAAAGATCCAAACCTTTGGTGTATGTTTCAATGTATGATTTTCTCGCTAAAGAATCGTCTTTGTAATCAGCTAGAAGAGTTGTACTTAGTTTACTTAAATCGGTATCGTCCATGAACTCCGCCAAATTGGCATGGAATTCTTCTCGGGGAAGTTCGGGAGCTGGCGTACCTGAAAGTACGTTACCCGCTTCGTCCTCGATTACATCAACATTTTCTTTAATGGTGCTTGTAGGAGTTTGGATCTCTAGTTCTTCTTGATCCTCCACCTCAACCATATTCTGGTTTCGTGCCATTAATAACCTCGCTTAGTTAACTTAGGTTTGCCTTTTATTAACCCACCTTTTTTATGAAAAGTAGGTTTTGTCCCAACATAAGGAAATTTACCTAGAACTTTACTAAATGCTTTTGCTATATCAGGACCCAAAAGGTCCTTAACTGGAATAAAAGGATATTCTAAGCTACTAGAACCGTTTAAGTGTTTTTTTGGCATTACCAACCTCTTTTAGCGATGCCTACTCCACGCGCACGCTCACGACCATGAAGGACCGTTGTCGGTCTTGGTCGTGGAGAAATAAGGGCACCGTGTTTATAAGCTCTTGTACGAACATCATTACCTACGGTAGGCATGACAACCGTTCCTCCGTTTGCTTTTTTCTTAATTTTTTTTATTATAGATTCTTCTAAACTCTCTTTATGGGGACGTCCTTTACTTTTGTACTTTTCCTTCTTCTTTTTAGTTTTTTGCCTGTAAGTTTCCGCTCCAATTGCTCCAACTCCGGCAATTGCAGCTAATTTTTTCTTCGATAGACTTCCCTTTCGTAGCTTTTTTAAGATAGTCGCTACTGCTGCCGCAGTTGTTCCTGCACCCCCACCTAAAACTGCTCTTCTTGCTAAGAAAGCAGATGAATCTGCTTTTAACAACTCAGCCATATGGTGTTTCCCACGAGGAGTTTTATAAACTCCGGCTTTCCCACTACTCCATCCTCGAGTTAAATAAGGAAGTCCGCCTTTAGCCATGCCTCCTTTTTTAAATTGTGGACTTTTATTCTTTCCTTTTTTCTTAGTCGTTGTTGTAGTGACCTTAGGGAACACGTCGGATTGTATCTCCTCTACTATCAAAGTTCCACCTTTTTTAAATTGTGGACTTTTATTGAGACCCACTCCACGGTGTCCAGTTTTTGAGAAGGGTTTTAAATCTTTGGATATTTGTCTTTTACCTTTTTTCTTTCCCAATCCAACACCCTTTGTAAGCTTTTTAGCTCTTTCAATATCTCGTGTGGTTAGTCTATCTTTATTTTTTAATTTGTGAGCCAACTTATAAGTTTTTCCTTTTTCCATAACTCCTCCTTTTTGATGCCTTTCAGCAAATTTGTCTTTAAAAACATCCATCGTTTGTTTACGAGTAGGTTCAGGACCTCCTTGGTTTGCAGGGCCTCCATACGCTGTCGCTTTTTTACCCCTCCCGAACATTTCCATTAATTTTCCTAGAAACACTTTTTGTACTACTCCACCTTTTTTCATATTCATTCCTGCTTCTTTAGGTCGAGCAAATGCTCCTCCTTTCCAAGGAGGTCCCATTCTACGTTTCTTATCTTCTTCTTTTTTCTTGTCCCAAAATCTTTTAAAAAGTCTTTCTCCTGCAGCAATTCTTCCTTCTTGAGTAGAATGAGGTTTTCCTTTTACCCCTCCTCCAAATTGTTCTGCGGTCCATTTATGAGGTTTTTCCAAAGAGGTCCTGAACCTCCTTGGAATGTGTCCTCCTGCTTGCTTTTGAATTACGCCTCCGCTTTTTTTAATTCCTTTTGCCTTCATTTCTTTAAAATATTTACCTTCTTGTTTAGTTGTTTGTTTATTTTTTTTCCATTGTTTTCTACCTAGAGAAGCTAGGGACCCTGGCTGAAGAACTCGGTAGTCTGATTTATATCTAGGATTTTGTCCTGTTTTAATTAGTTGCTTTAATTCTTTTTTTGATAAGGCTTTTAAAGCCCTTTCATGTTCAGGATGAAGTCTTCCGGTTTTTTTATCAATTACACCTCTGTTCTGCATTTTTAATTTGTCGGTAAGGGATAATTTTCTCTGTAGTTTTTGTGATTCTTTAAACCCTTCTTTTCCACGAAAAGCTTTTGCAACTCCTCTAGATCCACTAGTTCCTCTTAAAGGTCCATAAGCACCGCCTTGTTTATAATTCATAATTCCTCCTGCTTGCTTTTTTTTAGCTTTTTCAAGAAAATCTTTAAAACTTCCTTTAGAACTTCCCACAAGATCTAGAGCTGATCTAACATCTCCTGGGTTAAGTCCTTGTTGTTGACCTTTTTTGATGTAACGGTCCAAAACTCGTTTCATTAACCGTTTAATTGAAGCTTCTTTTCCTTCTGTTGTTGAATGTGGTTTTCCTTTTTCGTCGGATAACAGTCTATTAATCACCTTTGTTGGCGAGTCTGTAATCCCACCTTTTTCTTGCTTTTTAA